ACTTCAATCTTATCATATCCGTTGTTCGTAAACCAATCGCTGCCCGCGTCTGTTGAACCTGCGATGGTGATTGAATCCCTTACAACTGTTGAATAAGTTTCAGTATAAAGATTTGTTTGTGCAAACGTGTAGCTTGCAACAAGCAGGAATAATATTACAATTAGTTTTCTCATGTTTTCTCCTCCTTATGATGCTTTAGTTTCGGTTGTTGCATACGCTTCAGCCAATCCCTTGTCAAAGCTCCATCTCTTAATCAGTCTTATTCCTGTTAAATCGTATTGAAATGCCGAACTTGCATCAATTGTCGCTGAATCGGAAACCGAGAATGAATATCCCGCTATATCTCCGAGCAGTGAGTTCTTGAGGTTTCCGAGAAGTGTTACCGTCTTTGCGGCTGCGCTTGGCAGTGCAGGAGCGGCTTCAACTATCATAACAGGATAACCGAGAAGCGTAGGCGGCATTCCGTTTGCTCCCGGCTCGAATATCGGTCTGTTATTCAGGTCAAGAAGTCCGCGAACATGTGCGGCTACCGTTCTTGACATGTACCATGTTGCACCGTTCAGATATTTCTGATCAACTGAATAAGCGCTGTTGACAAGATTCTGATAGGTTAATGAATTGCCGTTTGTTGTTGAAAGTGTTTCAGTGTTTCCGTATGTGTTGCTTGCATAGAACAATCCGCTCCATGTTGTATTACCGTCCTGAAATACAAGCGAATCAACTTTCTGTCCCATTGATTCCATCATCAGATCCATAAGATAAGCACCGATCGCGCTGTTTGAATCTGCAAGCAGTTCGTTTGTTACTGCGCCCAAAGAAGCGAACTTTGAGGCTGTAAGCGTTACAACTCCGAATGCGGGTTTTGTTGAAGTTATGCTTGTGTTTTCTCCGACTACCGATGTAGTGAAGCCTGTTGATTTAGTCGGGAAATTTACCGTCTGTCCGTTTGCGAGCGGTATAACTCTTAATTCGCTTAACGCCTGCGAGTAAGTCGGTATCAGTCTTAATATTTCTGATTGAACGATTGCAGGCACTGTATAAGCGCCGTCTGCATTATCTGTTCTGTCATTCGGGTCTGCGGCTTTAAGAATCTTCTTAAGCGATTCAGTATCCCTGCGTTTTGCGGCTACGATTGCGGCTGACATCGCGAAGTTAGGGTCTGTTTCATACAGTTCCTTTTCCTTATCTTCGTTCACCGCAAATTTCTGTGCCAGCTGTTCGGTAAGGTTTTTTGAAATCTGAACAATCTGCTCCAGTTTGTCGTCTGTTGATTTGACAACATCAGAAACCATTGCCTTGACTTCCTGCCTTACTTCGTCTGTGAATGTGTTTTTATTTTCTCCTGACATTTTTTTAATTAATTTAATTTTACTTCTTTGCCTGTTACCATAAGAAATGCCTTTGAGATTTGGCTGTTCACCCCCCTCATAACTTCCCACGTTATGATTCGTGCCAGTTCAATATCGCTGACGTTTCTTTGTTCAAGTGATTTTATTTTCTCAAGCAGTTTTGAATAATCGCTTTGAATACCCTCAAAGTTTTTATTACTGCCTGTTATTATATTTTTTATTTCCTCTATTTCTTTTTGGAGCTCTCTTTTTATTTCCTCATTTAAAGAATTGTTTTCAGATTTGTTTATGTTTTTTATTAAATCTTTTATTTCGTTTAATTCCTTTGTCTGCGATTCGATTATCGAACTGAACTCATAAAACTTCATTGAATTGTCAATCATTGAGATTCCCTCAATTGATTTTGTTACTGCTTTTGCTTGGTCAAGTGCATTAGGATTAGCAGGTAACGGAGCGGAGCTGTATTCAAGCAGATTCCATTTGTTGTAAGTCCATACGCCTTTATCTGGGTCGATTGTTATATCCTTTGGGTCTGCCGTGAATCCTATGCTCCATGTATTGACAATTCCCTCCGTATGCCATTTGTAAACGTCATCTGCGAACTTCGTTTCTGAAAATACAGTCTTTGCCTTTACTCCGTTCGGTTCAACGATTAACTCGGTATTCTTTGCAATCGGCTGATTATAGTTATGATTAAAAAATACAGTGCGGGCTTTTAGAAAGTCCGTTGCATCCATGCCAGCGGGATTCATTATATCTTTTGTTCTGTCTAAATCATTTGTAGATATGTAATGAATTATAGCCCTCTCGTCTTTAAGCGCTTTTGTTTCAAGGTCTGAAATTGTGTAATACTTATTCATTATTGTTGTCGTTATTGTTGCTGTTATCGTTGTTGTTTCCTGAATTGTCGTTTTCGCTTGTATTGTTCTGCGGAGTTTCTTTTTCTAAATCTGAATAGCCCGGCACTTCGTCATAGTTATATTGAGATCGGAGTTCATTGATTGAGATTGCTCCCGATTCGATCAGGAGTCTATTTTCCTGTATCTGCACTTCGGGGTCTTTTTTCAAAGCAAAGTCAAATATCACTCTTAAGTTTTCCCTGAAGTTTGTCTTTACGAATGAAGTCAGTTTGCTTGAAATGTTGTAAGAAAACGGCATGATATTGTTTTCAATATAACTTGTAAGCGTAGCAAGTGCAGAAGCCCTGTTCACGTCATCAGTAATACCGAGAACGGCTTTCGGGGTCTGGAATATTGTCAGTATCTCATCTCTAATCAGATTCCTTGAATTAACGTAATCCATTTCCCGAACAGTCGATTGAAGTTGCTGATACTGCAAACCGCCCTGTAATACTGGAGTCTTGCCTGCGTTTTCCGCTCCGCCATGTTTCGATTGCCACTGCGCTTTAAGTTCCTTTTTCTGCTCCTCTGTTAAACTTTGCTCGGTAAACAAATAACCGTCAAAGCGCGCATTGTTTTTAAGAAAATGTTTCTGAAAACTCGATTGAAGTTTGTCGATTGCAATTTGGTCAGGTATAGCGTCAATTGTCGCTTTGAATCCGTAAGGATTGTCAATTACAGGCAAACGGAAAGCAATTACATCTTCGGGCTTAAACTTCAATGTTCTGTTTGTCTGCCTTAATTCGTATTCCAATAACTGCGTGCCTGTTATATCGAATATCGGGGATAAATCCGAAGGCAAAGGAATAAACTGTTGCGGAGTTCCGATATTATCGCGCAGTATCCACCAGTAAGCAACACCTCTTAAATCAAGCGATATGCTTGCAAGTTTGATTAAATCGCTTAAGGATTGTCCGTATATGTTTGTTCTCTGAAAAAAGTTATAAACATAATCATACGGATTATTCAGCTCCCGCCATTGTCTTGATTGAAGTTTCTGAACAAGAACATTTGCTTGTGATAGGTTATTCGCTCTTACGTTTATGCACGCATAAGCAAATGAAACATAATTATCACTTGAATTGAATAGAATAGGAAATGCGGCATTGAGCGCCCTTGCATCTGTTATGCTGTAATCTTTCTTCTTGAATATGTTTTTTATCTTCTCTTTTATTTTCATTTTTGTGAAATAAAAAAGGCGATACCATAAACCCACTCTTAATGAGTTTATAGCACCGCCTCTGTTTCATCAGTCAGCTTTGCTGTTCTGTTTTATTTGCCTATGTTCAAGAACTAAATCCTTTCAGGATTTTTGTTACTATCTAAAAGTTTATATTTTAAACTTAAAAGTCAATAGCAAAACATTTAAATGTAAAATATACCCGCTTCGGAGTTTTCCTTGAAACAATACAAAGCCAGCATAACGGCAATTGCCCTGTCGCCGTGTCCGGTTTTATCCCTTTCAATTCGGAACGTTGTATTGTTGTTAGATGTAATTACTTTTTGGACTTTATGAAAATCATTAATCAAATCCCTATTCTCATTAAACTTGAACTTTCCCTGCTCCATTAACTTTTTTGTGAATGTTACAACGTCAGCCATGAAGTTAATTTGATTCGTGAAAACTCCTTCATACCCGCTTAATTCCTTTTCAAGTTCTTCCGATAACTGATAACCAATTGCACCCTTATCTTGTTTGCATTGACTAACACCATACTCCTGATACAATTGTTTGATTATAGTTTTTTGTGTATCAAAATCTTTATTGCTTAAAGTTAAAAGGTTTG